ATCTGCATCAATTCAGTGGGGGACTGGAGCGGCTCCAAACAACAATCAGGGAGACACAAAAATATTAAGAGATGCGGCGGGTGTTTTGGCCTTGCAAAACGGAACCAACGCCCAAACCTTCCGACTCTACAACACCTTTACTGACGCAAGCAACTATGAGCGTGGGTTCTTTAGGTGGAGCAGTAACGTCCTAGAGATTGGGGCGGAGGCGGCTGGGACGGGGACGCAGAGAAATGTTGTTATCAAAACAGGAGCAACAACACTTTTAACGCTTAACGCATCAAGTCAGGTAGCAGCTTTTATTGGAAGAGTTCAGGCTGATAATTTTAGTAGCGCCGGAAATTTTTTGTATGCTGATCCCATATCAAACGGATTTAGGTTTGTAGATGGAAGCGGAAGTACAATTAGCTCTGGTGGGCTATTCCTATATAACGTTTACACAAACACAACCAATAACGAGCGTGGTTTTGTAAGGTGGGGGTCAAATAGATTTCAAGTTGGAACAATTTCGATTGGAACTGGTACTGCTAGGACTTGCGAAATTACATTCTATACAAGCGCATCAGATCCAACATCTTCTGATATAACTGCTGGATATTTTTCCGTTTGGAAGAACTCTGGAACAGGAATAATCAAGCTATGGGCTAATGATGGCGGAACAATGAAATCCGTAGCACTCGTGTAATTTATGAAACAAATCCACCTCACCGAAGAACAAGCCAAAAACGCCATGCAACTCCTCGACCTCGCCGTGAAGGCGGGAGGGCTGAACGCCTCTGTCTTGGCGTTGCCGATCGCACAGGCGATCGAGGAACAGCTAACGAAAGAGGAATCGAAATGACATTTACTATTGAAATCACAGACCCATCACATCTTTCTGGAATCACCGCCGCCCGTGAGGCAAGGAACGCATCCTTGCCTGATGATTCAGGTGAGAGGCTCACTACGGATGCCGAATACGTGCAGTTCGTCATGGCCTCGGCGGCAGAGAGCTATTCCAAGCAGTATAGTGCATGAGTGATGCCGTCCAGTTTGTCGCCCCGCCCGTGCCGGAGGGGATGTGAATTTGAAAACCCGCAGTAGCTTCGGCGAAACGGCCATGGCGGCGGCAAAAGCCAAAGCCAAAGTTTTCTCATGAATACGACCTATACATTCTTGGCCGAGGCGGAACACAACGGCGTAAAGACCGTGAACGCCGCCAGCACGAACTCGGTGGCACTGGACGAAATTGTCGACCAGTTTGGCCTGTTCCTCAAGGGATGCGGGTTTGTGTTTCATTCGCTGGAAGTTCACGCCACGAACCCAGATGGGCTTAAAGATGAGTGAGCCTTACAGCTACGCAGACTTCTTGGCCTCCCTCAAATACCTAGAGGCCGAGGGCTATATCGAGCGTTTCTATGATGCAGATGGAGAAGAGTGCGTCCGCATCTGTGAGGGCGCAGAGGAGTGTGAGGTGTGAGCGCAGACGATCACAGCGTTCTAATAGAAATCAGAGAAAGGGTTGCCAGAATGGAAACACGGCAAGCCTATATTCTTGAGCTTCTAACAGACCATAAGACAAAGATGGATAGGATTGAACAGGAAGCCCACAGCGTTAAGGGCAGGGTTTGGCTTGTATCCACTATTGTCTTTGGGGTCTTGGCGGCGGCTTGGGAGATTATCAAAAGCAGACTTCTTGGGCATCCCTAAAATTTGACATAAAACAAGGAATATCTTATGGCCGCAACTTCTATTGGTCTTTCCACGGTAGTCTTTGGGCTTGCCGCTGAAACTGGCGTTGTTGTTCAGAATTTTACCTCAACTGAAACTGCTGAAACAACTGAAATTTCGAAGCATGACGGAACCTTTTCAGCGGTTGCGTTTTCTAATAAAAAGATAAATGTGAGCCTATCTGGAAATTGTAATGATTCAATAGGGAGCGTTGGGGCATCCCTTACTCTTGCGGCCAACGCAACTGCCGTTTGCTCTGGAACCTACTATGTAACAGACACGAGTTATACGGAAACATCGGATGGATTTAATTCTTTCGATATTTCCGCAACCAAGTTTCCGTTCCTAAGCACCTAATTTTATGCCAGCAACAATTATTGGAAATTCGACTGACCTAGCCTTTGGCGTTGCGGATACGCAAACAGGCATGGTTGTTCAGTCTATTACCCACGCCAACTCTTCCGATGCCGTTGAGCTAAAGAACAAGGCTGGGGACACAACTTCTGTGGTGTTTCGCAACAAGCGTGTGACCTATACCGTTGAAGGGGCTTATACCACTTTTTCTGATTCCGTAGGAACAGACATCACCGTTGCCGGAGGCGAGACATTTGGCCTTTCAGGGGCGGCTTATGTGACTGAAATCACACGAACAAGAAGTGCAGACAATTTTGAGCAGGTCAGCTACAGCGCAGTCATCTACGATGGAATAGCCTAACGGCTTTTCTGAAATCCCTATGAGCCAAGAAAAAATCCTTTTTACTAAAAATCTAAAACTTGCTTCAGTCCTAGCCACTCTTGGTATTCCGTTTAGAAAAGAGCGTCCTTTTTCCGTTGTTGAAGATGCAGACAAAAACAATCAAAGGAGCGTAACCTTTTTCTTTAGTGATACGGCAGATGGTCTTGGAGGAAAAATTGTTAATGTTTGGGAGAGGGGCTGGGAAGCCATCAAAGACCCAGAAGATCCATTGGCTTATATGCGAGCCGTTCTAGAAAACAGGGAAAGGCTTTTAGATGCAATGAACAACGCAACGCCCTTGGTCAAAAAGAGCTTTGGGAAGGCTACCCTTCTCATCAGCAAAAATGCCAGCCCTGACCTAAAGAAAAGGATAAGTAAATATCTATGAACGACCTAGATTTTGTAAAAGACGATGAGGCATTAAATAAGAATTTAGACAAAACATTTGCACTTGGAGAAAGGCAATTTAAAGGGCAGAAACTAAATAAGTTTACACTTGGGCATAGAATTATTCTTAATCAAGTAAGGGAAGAAAGCGATTCCACCGAGTTTTTTATTTGGAGCACCTTATTTTGCCTCGTGACCAAAAGAGAAAAGCTGGTTGAGCTTGGGTGGGATAAGAACAAATTTAGGTGCGCTGTATTGGATTGGGCCGATCCCTTTGTAGAGGAGGATTTTATTGAAGCAGTTAAAATTGTAGAGGGCGTTTTCAAGGAAATTTCAGATTCCAAGGTTGTGACCAAGGATGGTGGTGGAGACCCAAAATAGAACAGCCCGGCGGAGTAGCGGCAACCGTCTGGCTCTTTGCCAAGGAGTTTGGCTGGAGCAAGGATTATGTCTTATGGGAGATGGGCGAGGCAGAGTTATTCCAACTTGAGCACGCCATCTTAATTAACAAGGGAATAGATGTTAAAAGGCGAACACAAAATGCCGATAAAATTATAGATAATATTTTAAGATAATATATGGAAACCATTTTTAAACTAGACGCAACTGAATTCAATCAGACGATAGACAAATACCTTGAGCTTTCTCGCAGAGAAAGAGTAAATGAATTAAACCGAAGAGCGGCAAATATTTGTGCTAGGGCGGCAAATCTTACTCCTAGGGCAAGCCCAGATCAAATCGTTAGGGATATGAAGGCTATTGAAACCGTGATGGCCTCTTATGTGAAGGTGACGAAAAGAAAGGGCGAATCAGTTGCCCTTGGCAAAGGGGGAAGAACCACGCAAGGCAAATCAACGGTTGGGTATATGGGCAAGGCAGAAGCCTTTGCCATCGCAAACTTTAGGCTCCAAAGGGGAAAGAGAATGGGATTTTATTCCAAGTTTCCAAAGAATTTTGCAGGGCCGGGCAGGGGCAATAGCGGAGGAACTGCCAGCGCATTTTACCAAAGATTTGTAAAAAGAGCCAGATCGTCCTCTGGTTATATAGCCGCCGGATGGTTGCCAGCCTTTCGGCATTTTTCTCAGCTTGCCAAAGGCCAGACAATAAAGATTGCGGGAGGATTAGATAAGTTCTTTAAGACATTAAAGGGAAGAGCTGGGCAAGGCTTTGGAATTGAGGCAATTCAAGCAGGGGATAAGGTAAAAGCCATATTTGTAAACGCCGCAAAGGGGGCCGGGAAAATAGGCCAAAGGGCTTTGCAAGATGCCTTGAAGCAAGAACAATTAGATATGATCCCATATATAGAGCGCAAGGAACAAGAGGCTCTTAACAAGGCAAATAGATAAAATGGCCTTTGTATTAAGAGGAGAAATTGAGATTGATGGACGGAAGGGAACTGCCGTCCTAAAGGGCATTCAGAGAGAAGCCAAGGCAACCTCAAGAAGTTTTGATCAATCTGGGCGATCGGCCTCTAGTTTGGCAAAAAGCTTATTGTCAATCAATAGTCAAGCATCTGCCACTTCAAAGGCATTACAACTTATTGGAAGAACAGGTGGGCTTGGGCTTTTTGGTGCTGGGGCTGTTAAGGGCGGAATTGCTCTCGGTGATGCCCTAACAAGGATTGCCGGAGAAGCAGAGGCAAGCGGAAAGAGCTTGGATAAGGCATTTAGGGCTGGACTTGCGGCAACAACCCCTGAAGGAGTTCAGTCATCAATAGAAAATATCACATCCGAAATAGATAGGCTTCAGAAAAAAACAGAGGGCTTTAGCCTCCCAAGGGCAATCAATAGGGCTTTTGAAAGTATATTTAAAACTGATCTTGGTCTTGCGCCAGAAGAAGGCCTTATCGCCGCAGGAGAGGCAGAGGTTAAACTTCTTAAGGTAGAAAAAGAGCGACTTTCAACAATTTCAAATTTAATCAAATTTCAGTCGCAACAACTATCCGTTGTTGATCAAAGCCAAAAAGATGAGCTTTTAAGCCTTAAAATTCTTCAAGCAAAAAATCCCGCACAGGCAAAATTTCTTAGTGGCAAATCAGAAGAAATATCACTTGCAGAGCAGGTTGTTACACAAGAAGCAGAGACTCTTAATTTGTTGAAAATTCAAGACAAAGAGTTAAGGAGCGTTGCAGACAGAACCAAGGATATTGAAATTATAAATAGAAGTCAAAATTCTATTACAGAACAAAATATAAAACTTAAGCAAGCGCAACTAAGTCTTATAAAGCTACAAGCGGCAGAGCAAAAAAAGGCTCAACAAGAATCATTCCAAAGGGGAGGCGAAGGGGCTGGGTTTTTGCTACAAGGAAGGGCCGGAGAACAAGCCCTAACCGTTGCAAGAAAAAGGCAACAAATCGAAACAACTAGGGAGAATTTTAGATTGCGTGAGGCCACTCTTGCCGATCTCGCAAAAAAGGCGAGCGCAGAAGAAGGGATTACGCTAACGAAGCAAGATATTAGAAAAAGACTTGCGGCCCAGCAAGCGGCGGCAGAAATGCCGTCAATGGCGCAAAAGGTTATGGCGCAAGAGGCTGGGATAAGCCCAGAGATGGTTGCGGCTGGTGCTAGGGCGCAGAAAGGAACTAGGGGGATGGGGCCAAAGGAATCATTTGGTGGAGTTTTTGAGTCCTTAAAAAAATCCATTGATGATCTTTCAAAGAAAATCCCGTCCGCAGTTCCACAATAATTTATGAGCGCAACAATCATAGGCGGAAATAGTGCGGAGCTTGAGCCAGAAATTATTTCCGATAATGGGAGAGATGGAATTACGGCTTTTCAGTTTAGTGTGGTTGGACGCTCTGTTTCTGGGCTTTATTTATTAGATTCGTCTGTAAGCGGAGTTCCGGGTCAGCCATCTGGCTCGTTTAAGGTGGTTAGAAGAAATGTTGAAAATATTGTTGATGGATTACAGAGATTAAAAATTTCAGCAGAAGGCGGCACTCCGTCCTCTATTTATTATAGTGAGGCATCATATTCGTATAACGAAAGCGTTGAACCCGGTCTTATAACCCTGCCATTGGCACAAGTCCAAGTTCAATATAAACTACAATGGCTTTCCCCATCTGTAACCGTTACCACAAATTCAGGCTCTGCAAGCGATGGAGCGGCAAGGGGAATAGCAACTCAAATTGTAAACTCGATGAGTGTTGAAATTCTACAAAATAGGCCATCAAATGTTAATGGCGGGAAGCAAATTAACACAAGCAATGTTAGGATTACCGGATCTTCAATAGAAAAGGCAGGGGGGCTTTGGCGTGTTAGGGCTACGGCAACAAAAGGATTCTTGCCTCTATGAGAGAAGGTGAAAAAATAAAGGGGGCTGTTCCTAGTTTTGATGATGGCTCTGTTCTAACTATTAAATATTTGCATGAGTTGGAAGATTCTGTAAAGACAAGAACCCCGCTTGCGGGAAGGGGAATTTCAATCACCCGAACAGATGAGGGGGCAAATATTTCCCTAGTTAATGGCGCAACAGCACAATATCTAAAGTATAATGCACTTAGTGTTAATGTTTGTTCTAATGGCGTTCCAGTTGAAATTGGCTTTGTGACAAAAACAGAGGATAACCCCTATTCTGGAATCTTCATGGTTCCTAGTGTTGTGACAATCCCTACTGGAGTTTATGATCAAGATCAGCCATTGTCATATCTTCAGATTGACACAACAAGAAAATAGAACCTAGGATGAATGTTTTTACACTTCTGATTGATGTTGATGCTAAACAGCTTTTAGCAAATCGCTTTGGCGGAACCTCAACCCTTCCAAGATTAGACCGAGGCGATGCGCCTAATTTTGAAATAGGCTTTCTTAAATACAATGGCATTGAATACGATTATTTAAACTTTCAAAACTCGGCAATAAAGTTTGGAATTGGGGTTAATGCGGCTACTCCCACAGATGGAGAATTTAAGTTAACCTTTAATGGAGTAACATCATCAGCCATCAGCTATAATGCCTCTGCGGCCTCTGTCCAAACAGCGATTGCCAATGCAATTTCGGCCTCAGTCACAACGGTTGCAGGGGTCAATTCTGCTTATCAAATTACAGCAACAACGGCAGGGGTTTTTGCAGGGACAACGGCTGGACTTGGCGGGGACTCCTTTTCCCTATATCCGGCATCTTCTGTTATCATCAACACGACAAGGAGCGCAACAGCCGGGGTTGCTTTAAGGCAAATTGTCCGCCTTGTTCAAAGCCCCGCAGTATTTCAAGATGTTTGGGCAAACTCCCAAACCACTGGCGGCGCAACTCTTTCACTTGCACAGCAGGGATCAGCGATACAAAGTGAGACATATTCCCTAGAAATTGATGACAATGTTTATGCGGGTCAATACAACCTTCTTTTCGGCAATCAGACCGCTGGAATTGCCTACAATGCCACCGCCGAACAAATACAGACAGAGCTTGCCAAGCTAACATCTATCGGCGAATACTTAGATGTAAGCGGGGTCAGCCAGCCCAATGTTAGGGTTTCTGGCGCAAATGGGAAATTTGGTATTGCCTTTGTTGGAAACCTATCACAGATAAACATTGCCACGGCATTTCTTGTAAATGACTCTGCATTGTTCCGCCCGCCGTATAAAACAGCTACGGTAACTTTCAATACGGCACAGATTGAGAACTTTCTAAACTCTGGAGTTACCGGGTTAAGTTTAGAGATTGAAATATCGGACGGAGGAAAGCCTCAAACAGTCCTCTCAACCGCAGTAACATTTAATCAAAACGCCCTTATTGTTACTGGCTCTGCGGTTCCAGCCAACCAAGCGGCTTACCTAACGGCAACTGAAATTGCGGCTCAATATGTAGAGGATTCAACAGCTAATGTGGATGCCACAAATAGAAGGCTAAAAAACTCAAGCGGAACAACCGTTGTTGATTACGAGCAGTCGTTGTTCGGCAATGGTGCGCTTGATCTTTCTGGCTCCGGGGTCACAATTTCTTCATACCCGCTTTATGTTAATTCAACATTGACCGTTGGCGGGGCTGTTAGTTTTGGCAAGAATCTTTATGTTAATTCAACATTGACCGTTGGCGGGGATGTTAGTTTTGGCAAGAATCTTTATGTTGCCACAGCCATTACTGCGGTTGGAGCGGTTAGCTTTGGGGGCGGGATGGCCGTCTCTGGGAATTTGGGATTCTTTGGAACCTCCCCAACAGCACAAGGCTCTGGGATAAATATAGCCAACTCCATAACAAAAAGCGGCATTATCTCGTTCACGCAACCAACCCAAGCCAATGTGGTTTCAAATATTATTTCCCTTGGCCTAATTGCATCGTCTCCTACTTATGGAGTGTTGCCGCAATCTCCAAGGACTCTCACGGCAATAACTTATATCACATTTGGACTAGTTCCATCCAATAATGTTATTTCTAAAACAGTTACAATTACTGGATGCCAACTGAATGACATTGTTTTGCTTGGGTTGCCCGCTGATGTTGAGGAAGGACTTTCTTTTAGTGGTCACGTTGTTAATGCTAATCAAATTCATATTGATGCCCTAAATGTGACTGGAAGTGGAAAGACACAAAACGCAACAACATTCAGAGTCACCGTCATAGGCTATTAAGGCCAAAGAGAAATCCTTAAAATGCTTTGGATGACAGGCATGGGCTGGGGCATTCAAGAAGTAACCCCAAATGAATGCAGAATAAGGTGTGGGCCATATGCCTATATGCAAAAGGTATATGAGGGAAATTCTGTAACAAAAGGCGGTGATCCAGAAATTACAATGATACCAATAAATGTGCCCGGCCCAACACAGCAACATCCAAATTCAACAGGAAAAAAAAGATATTTAGAGTGTTTTTTTTACAAATGGTTTTGCTCAAGGGTTTATGTTGCTAAGGAGTGCATTGTTCATGATTGGAAGGATAGCCCGCCCCCAAATGTAACTGATAAAATAATATTCCCAGATGACCCGACTGGAGAATTATATAAGTGCCATAAGACTTGGCGATGGGGAAGAGATAGCAGAAATCTTGGGAATAAGGAAATTGATTTTGAAAGTGAATACGAGTTTCCAAAATATATTCATTGCTTTAGATATAGCCCGGAAAAAAGATATACAGACCCACAAGACCCAAGTAAAAATTCACCCCCATTCCCATCAACAGAATTGTGGGAGGCTGGACTTCCAAAAAATTTCCCTCCCGGAAATGAGGAAGTCCAGCCTCCTTTTGCGAAAACTGCTCCATGGTATTATTTTAGCCCATTCGTTCCCAACCCAGAAGAAGATGCCACTTGCTTCCGCAATCCAAAAGAAGATGAAAATCTAAATGAGATTGTTGAAAAACTGAATGCTTGCGCCAATGGTCTTTTTGATTCTCCAAAAACTTGCACTCTTCTTTTCTACTATGAGGCGTGGGGAGGGCATAAGGCATTCAGAAGAACAGGAAGTCAAGGGAATCAATATGGCGAGCCAAGGCCAGATGATAATTTTATTTCTGGCACACCAATACCTCCAATTAAAACACAATCTGAAAGTGAAAGAGATTATTGGCTGACGGTCTTTGCAATGTGACAAAGATTGATGATTGGAGAAGACAACTAAAACCCTTCTAATCGCCAAGCCAGAAGCGAGGGCGAGCCAAGCCTGAAAGGGAAGGCCCGAGAGATCATACGGAGGGGCGGGACAAAGACCGCAAGACATGATCCCCTAATTGTAGGGTCTCCAATTTTGGAACGCCTTGGGGTGTTGTCTGCCCAAATTGACATAAAATGATTGATATGGAAACCGTCATCTCCCTTATCACCTCACAGGATTGGCTTGCTTGGCTTGGCGCAATCACGGCCTTGCTCGGAGCGGTTATCGCAATCGCCCAACTGATTCCCGGCGATCAGCCGGAGAAAAGCCTGCAGGCCGTTCTCGATTTCCTCTCTAAATTTTCCCGCAAATGATCGAAGGAGTCCTTGCAGTTGCAGGGGCATTGTTGGGAGCGTGGGTATGGTGGTTGAAGAATAGAGCCAAGACCCGCTTGCAAAAAAGTGACGAAGAGATAGAACAAAGGAATGACAAGCGTAAAAAAGCGATTGATGGTTGGGTTCGTGGCGTGGGCGGGACTAGCTGGTGGGTTGATCGGGATTAGCGGTTGCGCCACTACTACCCAAGAAATAACCTACTCTTACCCAACCTCCTCCGATATTCTCCACCTAATGATGGAGTGGGATAGGGTGGAACAAGAGACCAAGATATTCAATAACAAACTGCGGGAGCAGTATTCAAAAGCCCTTGTAGAGCTTTCCAATGCCATCGCCGAAGGGGAAAGGTGGAGGGCTAGGGCAGAAAACAAATGACGCTTAAACAGGCTTTAGAACGCTCTGAAGGCCATATAAAGAGCCTTGAGCCTAAGTTCCAGAAGAAGGTAGCCAAGTGGTTTTCCGAGTGCTGGGCTAAGAAGGTTTATGTTCTAGTCTATTGCTCGAACAGGACGGCAGAGGAGCAAGAGGAGCTATACAAAAAGGGGCGAGTGCCGGGGCATCCGGGGCCAAAGGTGACGAATGCAAGGGGCTATCCAGAGTGCCAGTCGATGCATTGCTACAAAAGGGCGATTGATTTTGTCCCGCTGGTTGAGACTGCGACAGGCTCCTTCATTGCGGGTTTCGATGATAACGAGACCTATGCCATCGCCCACAAAATCGCCGAGAGCATTGGGGGTTTGCGTAGGCTCGATTGGGAGGAGCCTCATCTAGAAGATGCCAGCATTTCGGGATGGCGGGAGCTTGTGTCTCCGCAAAAAGAACAAGTGAATAACCCAAAACCCGCTAAGAAAATTGTTTCAAAAAAGAATTCGTGGTCTAGTCGTTAATCAAATGACAGCGAACAAGGTTGTGCTCAAGCCCAACAACGAAATGACTGCGGCGCACGAAGCCCACCTTGAGCAGATAAAATTAGCCACTTGTGATTTGCTGGATCGAAAATATAGGGCGGGGCAGAAAAATCATGGGGGTAGCCTCTGGTCAATGCCAGCGGCCAGACAGGTTGAGAATGGCATTGAGGAAGCCACAGACCAAATCACCTACCTATTATCGTTGAGGCAAAGCATGAGAATCATAATGGAGCTTGCCCACGAGGGCATGAATGACGATTCTGTTTGTGCCACTACTGCCAGAGAAAATTGTAGAGCCATTTGGTTCACAATTACTGGCCATGAAAAATGACCAAGTGGAAAAAGTTTATGGCTGTCTCCTGTTCTCACGGCCACTTGGCCGATGCGAAGGCAACCAAGGCGGCTTTAGAATTTAAGAAACGCTGGAAGCCCGACCTTATCCTCCACCTTGGGGACGCAATCGACTTGGCCGCTTTTCGGGCTGGAGCGATGCGCTCTCCCGATTCTGCGGATAGGGCCGCAAGCATAACCGAGGATTTCCGCGCGGGCATAAACTTTTTACAGCTTTTAGAGCCAAATGTTTTTTTCATAGGCAACCACGAGCATCGAGCTTACGAACACCAGTATTCGCCCAATGCAATTCTAGCCCACTGCGCCACCTCTTGCCTTGCGGACATTCATCAGCTTTGCAAAGACATCAAGGCAGAGATCGTCCAATACGATATTGTAAAAGGATGGAGGGAGTTTGGCGGAACAATGTTCGGCCATGGCTGGATGTTCAATGAGAACGCCGTGCGCGACCATTGCGAAATGATGAAGAAACCAATCGTCATCGGGCATCTTCATCGGGTGGATCGAGCCGCCGGAAGATCGGTGGGTGCGCCTGTCGGTTGGACGATTGGATGCTTGGCAAATGTGGATTCGATGCACTACGCAAGACGCAATCGTTCGATTACTAGATGGCAACACGGCATTGCGTGGGGAGAATACAACGACAAGAACTGCATCGTGAATGTTCTATCACCGACCAGCGATGGAGAGTGGAGGTTCCCGGTATGAAGCCGCACCACAACAAAAGCTGGAATAAGATAGGCTTCAAGGGCGAGTGGGCGCAGACCCTGAAAAAATATTTGGAGAGACAACAGGAACAAGTTCCTAGTGGATGGCTCCGCACCGATGCCGCATTGAAGGCCATGGGATTTAATGCAAAACATACAGGGGGCAGTTGCAATAAGCTGATTAACCAAATGGTCGAGGCTGGTTTTCTGCTCAAAAAAGACTTCCGAATTTTCGATCTTTCTGGTCGCAGAATCTCAGCAATCACCCATTACAAAATCAGCGGGAAGGCGTAAGTCGTTGATATTCAAAGAGAAATAACTTAAGAAAAAGCTTTACAAACCCTAGAGATATGTTAAACTAGGGTTATGCAAAATAAGGAAAGACAAATAACGGTCCGCAAGTCGGTGAGGCCGGAAATTACCGAAAGGATTCCTGCCCTTATTGATGAGGCGGCAAACTGGATGCAGTTAAAATATCCCACGGTGGACTTCACTACCACAGAATTTATTTTCTCTGGTAGTTATAACCGCTCAAGATATTTTAGAAACGAGCTAAAAGCTGGACAAGGTCTTGGAAAATATCTTGCTCCGAATGTTTGTATCAGCACAAGGGCATGGCTCATTCTTTACGACATGAAAACTCTTTGCATTAAAAAGAGAAAAATGTTTGTTGGTAGCGAGATTCAGATGGTGTGTGCCTTAATTCACGAGCTTACCCACCACGCTCAATATGAATTGGGGTTGCCGACAGGTGAGCTTGAGACAACAAGAAACGAGCTTGATTATTTAAAGGAGTTTCATCCAGAGTATCACGCCAAGATGGTAGAAGCCTAACCAACCAAGAAAGGAAATCATAATATGAATCAAGCATTCAAAATCTACATTGCCGTAATGGTCGGAATCCTCGTTGGCCTTTCCCTTGGGGATTGGCTAGAAATCTGGTTGAGCAAATGAGCGAACAATACCAACTCCTAGTCGATCAGTTTATGCGTGAAGGCATGACGGAAGAAGATGCTTTGGCCTGCGCCGACCGAGAGTTTAATGTGGTGGCAACCAAGCCCTCGGTTTATATCGGCACTTACGCTTGGCATTTTTCTAGGGCAGAGGGAGAAAAAACTTTACATTCCTAGACTGCCAAACTAAAAATCTTAAAGTGAAATCCTATTACCCTGCAAGACCAGTCGGAGCCGCCGATGCCCCATGGTCGGAGACTTACAGCGAGTGGGCAATCGAACCGAAGGCAAATGGATGGAGGGGTTGGTTAGATCAAAAGGAAGGCGTGGCCTACAATCGGCATGGAAAAGTCGCATCCAACGCCCCGCTGATGTTCGAGCGGTTGGCAACTGCCGGGATCAAGTCACGGTTCATTGATTGCGAGATTATGGGGATGCGTGAAAAGAGGGGGCTTGGAACCATCATCGTTATTGACGCTTTCGATCCCGACAACCCCAAGCCCTACGCCCAGCGGGTCAAAGAATTTGAGGAGATCGAGCCAGCATCCTTTGACCTAAAGCAAAACGCCCTGCTACGGATGCCAAGGCTCAACCACAAAAAGCTCAAGGCCATTTGGGAAGAGATGAATTTTCAAAATTGTGGCGGGCTGGTTTGGGAAGGCTTTGTTATGAAGAACGATGACCGCTACCCTTTCGTCACCAATCCCTCTTACCGCTCACTGGACTGGCACAAGTGGAGGATTCTATGATCGAAGCCATTTTAATTTTCCTTTGCCTGTTCGCCTATTTCGGAGCCAAGGAGCTTTGCAAATATTTAGACCAGCGGGAGTATGAGAGGCGAAGATTCTATCTAATGGTGGCAGAAGAACTTGATCGTCTGGACAAGGCGACCGAGGAAACAAAGCAGTCCGAGTCCAGAAGCCGCAACCCTTCAATTTGGGAGATGCGAAATTGAGTAAGTTTGAAATTGTCTGGCGGGCATTGAACGGCCCGAAGCTAACGGCGGAATACAAGTTCCACCCCACCCGCCGCTGGCGGATTGACTTCTGGCATGAGTCCGGGGTGGCGGTCGAGGTCGAGGGTTCCGTATGGACGAAGGGCAGACATACAAGAGGCTCAGGCTTCATGGCTGATATGGAAAAATATAACGCCATTGCCGAGCGTGGCATCTTGCTTTTCCGAATCCCCGCCCATCAGATCACGGCCAAATGGCTTACTCCTATTATTGAAACAATTTATAGGGGCGGATCGGATTCTTATTTGCGCCTAAAGAGGGAGGCCCAAAATGGCTAGCTTCTTTGAGGAATACCAGAAAGAGGCAGACGATATTCGACATCAATCATTTGTGGATTGGCGGGAAAGGGTCTTGCGGGTCGAAGATAGCTGGGCGGATCGTAAGGCTACCGATGGTGAACAGGAACAATCCGACAATGCGGAATGGCTCAAGACCTACAACGGATGGGCACACGAAAATCCTCAAGGACATTTTAAGAGGCTAAAGAAGGAACTAGATAGGGAATATTTTTGCATAATGAACAAGGTTCCTTATGAGCCATCATTCATCGGCGGGCTTCCCGGCTATTGGGAATACCGCAAAGAAAATTTGGAGATCGCCTTCCATAACAACCGCCAAAGGCTTCCCAACGAGTAAACCAAAAAAGAAAGGAACCACATAATGAGCGAAACACAATTAGCAACAATTAACAACGGAGTTGCCCAACATATCCGACAAGCGACCGATGTTGCGGGGGCTTGCAGAGAAATCGTCAAGGCCACGGCACAACGGATTGGCAATCGTGACTATGTTCGGGTAGAGGGCTGGCAATCCATCGCAGTTGCCCATGGATGCGTAGCTTCGGCAAGGGATGTCGAGCGCATCGATGAAGGCTGGAAGTGCATTGGCGAAGTTCGCCGAATGGACAACGGCCAAACAATCGCAACTGCCGAGGGATTCCTCGGCTTCGATGAGGATATGTGGGCAAAGCGTCCGACCTATGCACAGCGGGCAATGTGCCAGACAAGGGCGATCAGTCGGGCTTGCCGCTCGGCCTTCGCCCATGTCGTTGTATTGATCGACCGCAACCTCTCAACCACCCCAGCGGAAGAAGTTCCCTTCGGTGGTTTTGAAGATGCCAAGCAACTCAACACGGACAAATACGAAGAGCCTTCGAAGGCAGAGATCAAAGAGATAACGGCAAAGCTGGTTGAAAAAAAGAAAACCAAGGATTCCGAGGTCAAGGATATGGTCGTTGGTTTTGGTAAATACAAAGGCCAGACCGTGCGCCAGATCGCAAGATCATCCGAGGGCTTCGGTTGGTTGATGTGGTTAATGGAACAGCCAATGAAGAACGCCCCAGACGGACAGCCCTACAAAAAGGATGTCCAGCTTCGGGCGGTTATTAAGGCAGTAATTGATGAGGATAAAAAAGATGACATCCCCTTCTGACTCTGCCCTAAATCAAATCGATAGGTCTTTGTCTGCCTTGGCCAACACGGTAGCAAAGAAAGAGAGGGAAGCCTGTGCAGAGCTTGTTCAATCCATGGCTGATGCAGAGGAAGACCAAGTAAGGAAAGACCTTCTTAATGATGTGGCAACCGCCATTAGGAGGATGCCAAATGCCAAGTATTGATTTGCAAATACCCAAAACAAAGTTTGGACTAATTGAATGGAGGGACACAGATGATAAGCCGCAGGAAAATCATAGATGCCTTGTTGTTATTGGAATCAGCGTTATGGTGGCTCGCTTCCACCGCGGGGAATTTTATATGGACAACTGGACAAGAGCTAGTTCGGTTCGTTGTTGGTCGCCGTGGCCGAAGGCTCCTATCTCATAGGGAGATTTATGCAAGAAACATTACTAGAACTTGGGAAATTGATGGTTCTCATTGGCCTAGCTGTGGGATTTATATTCGCAGGGTTGGTAGGCTTGGCGCTTCTCGCTGGCTGGGCGTGGGACAAGTTGGAAAGGATGCTAAATAAATGAGCGTTAAAAGGCTTACTTACTTAAAGCAGTTGCTTCGTTATACAACAGCAAGGCTCAAAGACATGAGGAAGGACTGGACTCATGCCCAAGAAAAAAACTACAAGGACATCCTAGCCCACGCAGACTTGGCCGAGGTTATGGCAAAGGAGCTTTTGGATCGAGCCAAGAAATACCAGAAGCGTGACTTAGAGAGCGGTAAAAAGTGAAGTTGCCTTGGCTTAAATTCTATCCGGCTGATTGGCTTTCGGATGAAGCCCTTCGTGGTTGTTCCCCGGCGGCTAGAGGGCTTTGGGTCGATATGATTTGCCTCATGGCAAAGTCCAAAAGGCATGGCTATCTTATGGCTGGGGATAGCCCAATGGGGGCAGAGCATATCGCTAGAATCTTCGGAGAAAGTCTTGAAACGACCAGCGGCTTGCTTGTTGAGTTGGCACAAGCTGGGGTCTATTCAGTTGAGGAAGATTGCATATTTTCACGCAGAATGGTGAAAGATGAGCGTGGCCGTAAGTCTAATAGGGAAAAGGTTTTACGCTGGCGTAACCATCATGTAACCGACATGAAACCATTTTGTAACCAAAATGTAACCCCTCAGAGGCTAGAGGCTAGAGGCCAGAGGCTAGATATAAAGAAAGAGAGGGCGCAAGTGCGCCCAACGCTTTCGCAATGGTCGGAATACGCAAAGAGCATCGGATGGACTGGCAAAGATGTTCAAGGAGCATTCGATCATTACGAAAGCAACGGATGGAAGGTCGGAGGCCGTGCTCCTGTTAAGGATTGGCAAGCCGCCGCAAGGAATTGTTTCAGAAGAAACCAAACCACAAACCAGAAAGGGAACCACACAATGCAACCAAAACCGCAACCGAAATCATCGTGCGAGTCTGCTCCGCTCTATCGGCGGATGGGCTTTGCCTCATACTACGATTGGCAGAAAGCGGGGTTCCCATCGTGAGCCTACTTAAATCATTTGAAAGAACTGTGGATCGTGGTTTTGTGCCATATCGCAAAATCCAACCCGAATACAAATCGCTGGCCGATCAAGCAATGGAATTTGAAAAGGGGGTCACTATGCCAAAGCGAATCCAAGAGATTGAGGAACGGATCAATAGCATTGAATTGAGCCTTCAGATTATGCGGAACGCCAAGGAAGCAGACCCGGTGAAAGCCTACCTTGCACCGCTTTGCTCCAGAATAGGCCAAATTGAAGCGCATTTGGGCCTAGAAAGGGCCAAGACCGCCGAACCGATAGACTTGCCACAAATCATCGTTCCGCACGAATTAAGGGTTTTAAGGGGCAAATTTGGAAAGTGCAAGAATCGCAAGGTTGAAGTCGTCCAGAAGCGTTGGGCATTGTGGAAGGCTCAATACGAGGCCGGAATCCCAATGACGGTTATCGCTAGGGCTTGGGGTTGCGACCATGCCTCAATCTGCCACGCCAAAAAGCAGGGATGGGAGCCAAGCAAACAAGCTAGGCACAACTACCCGAACAAAAGAAAGTCGGCAAAAAAATGAGCTTCCATTTTGCATCTCAACTAACCATGGACTTCGTTGAGCCAACGGAAACACACCACCCAAACAAGCCCATAGGCTCCAAACAATGCCAGCAAGTGTTGTCGCATCTACAAAGCGGGAAGCCGATCACGGCATTGGAGGCATTGAAGCTTTACGGAATCTTTCGGCTGGCCTCTCGCATTCATGACCTGAAAAAGGCGGGGATGACCATCCAAAGTCGGGACATCCAAACGGACAACGGAAAGAAGATCGCCCAATACTATCTTTGAACAAGATTAGACCAGCCTTTGACATAAAATAAACACAGCCTAAAGAAATCCTAATGGAGACCGCTCCCATCGAGTCCGACCAGTTAAGAGCCGAAAGGCTCTTGTTGGAGCTATGCCCGGACAACTCCGAGCTTAAAAAGATCACGAAGGGCGGACGATCACAGGAGCGGATCAAGATGCTTCGGCAAGTCATCGAAAGGCTATTGCTCAACGGCATACCAACGGCGGTCATCGCCAAGACGCTAAAGATGGAACAGCCTGTCGTTCAGTATCACGCAAGATGGTTGGAAAAACACGGTCGGGTAAGCCGCCATAGCAAGTTCGCTCATTGGGTTTGGGCAAAAGGAACGGATGAATGAGCAACCAACCCACCTCGATTTGTTCAGCGGTATCGGAGGATTTGCTCTTGCCGCTGGATGGGCTGGATTTGAAACCATTGGATTCTGTGAAATCGAACCATACTGCCAAGCCGTTCTTAAAAAGCATTGGCCGCAAGTCCCAATTCACACGGACATCAGAGAACTGCGGGGGGGGGGCAAAGAATCGATTTACTTACAGGGGGCTTTCCTTGCCAGCCATTCAGTTATTGCGGGAAGCGAAGAGGCAAAAATGATCACCGCAATCTCTGGCCGGAAATGTTGCGAATTATTAAAGAGCAAAGGCCGCTTGGGTCATTGGCGAAAATGTTGCTGGAATCATCAATATGGAACTCGACCAAGTGCATTCTGATTTGGAGTCCGAGGGTTACTCCGTGCAAACGCTACTTATTCCAGCTTGTGCCGTTGGCGCAATCCACAGAAGAAACCGAGCATGGATTATTGCCAACAACAACAACATCGGAATGGAGAGGGGCGGCGAAGCAAAGATATTTGGGGTCAAAAAAATACAGAGGAACAAAAATGGTGGAGGCTTTAAGGAACTCTGCGGAATGCCCCCAATATCTACACCCAGAATTTTCAGAGCTTGCGATGGGGTTCCCGGATGGGTGGACAGACTTAAAGGATTGGGCAACGCCATCGTCCCGCAAGTCGCATACCAAATCATCAAAGGCATCAAAGAAGTGATGGAGCAATCCGATGAGAATTGACGGCCAAGACCCGGCGGACAGCATCGCCGCATCCTACACGGTCGATATGGCCGACCAAGTGGACAAGCTAGAGGATGTCGTTAGGGAAAGGCTGGCGTACCTAAAAGCCCAAAATCCGGCCATGAATTTGGACGAACTGGCAAGGGCAACGGCTCAAATCATAGAGGAGACGATCAAGACCGAGGCTGATAGCCCGATGCTCCGAACAAAAAGAGACGACACTTTGGACGAAGCCCTCTTAGCCCTAGCAACCAACCGAAGCCCAGACAGCCTAACGAGCATTGCCAAACGCTACCTTAACCCAAACACAAACCGCCCATACACAAGAGCCGCCCTATCTGCACGGCTATCGGAGCTAACTCAAAGGACAGGGCTTGTCTTAAGAGTTCAACGGAGCGAGCGAGTCAGGCAAATCTACAAAGAGCGAGCCTTGAGGGTGCATGAAAGGCGGCGGAAGGAATGTCCGAAATGGAACAAGGACGCATGGCAAAAGGGCTTAAAAAGGCGATGCAAAAAACGGTGAGAACAGGCTCAAAAGTTGTCTGCGTGGATGATCGGTTCCCGCCCGAACTGCTCCTGTTCTATAACTGCCTACCAATAAAAGATAGGGTCTATAAGGTAAGGGACATGGGCGTTGGGCTTTCAAGCACAGGCGAACACGGCGAGATTGTGGTTTATTTGGAGGGAATGCAAAACCCATGCTCATCCGTGCCGCCCCACCCGGAAAGAGGCTTTGCAGAATGGCGTTTTCGAGAGATCGAACCACCCGCCGAGGAACACGAACAGGCCGAGGAGCTTGTCGAGGCCGAGGCATAACCAAGGAGAAATCCCAAAATGAGCAAGGCACTAGCTACCCTAGATAACAACGAAAAAAGCATCGGAATGGAACTTAAAAAAACGATGCGACTTTTACAGGAACAGCGGGAAGAGGCCGTTAAGAGCATGGCCGAGACCATCAGCCTAGCCGCTGACGCTGGGGACATCATCCTATCAGCACGCACAGAGGGATTGGATGTGGACGGCATCCTTGAGGTGGCGGGGCTTAATGGGGAGGAGGGTCGGAGGCTGGAGCGGGTAGCAAAGGCAAGGCCATCCCTGACCAACCCCGAACCCGGCCAGCTTAAGCAACTCGCATTATGGGCTGGCATCCTACCCGACCCCATCACCAGCACCAACGAACCACGCCCCGAAGCCCATTGGCTGACCTACCCCATCAAGGCCGCACAATGGCTGGCACGCAAGAGTCCCCAGCAATGGAGCGAGGCGCAACGTTTGGAGTTTGTTCGTGAGGCTCGCCCAATCGTGGATGCTTGGGTTGAGGCCGGGGGCAAACTCTAAAAGTGGGTATGCGACTTAGGCATGAAAACACAAGAAAAGCGTGAAAAGGCTATTAACGACTTACGCAAGCTAACTAGGAGACTTCTATGCGTAAAAATGCCCCAAAACAGGTTCCGACCGCAATTTTTTTGTGCGAGTTTCCTGTAAAATGCTCAGGGAAACAAAGTTACGAGAAGTCAAGAAAATAAAAATCCAATGAACGAAAAATATCCTCGCCTCATCACAAAAAAAATCAGCGAGCTTCAGCCCGCTTCATACAATCCAAGAAAAATTTCTTCCGATGCGTTGGGAAGGCTCACGAAAAGTTTAAGCGAGCTTGGGAATCTCCAGCCGATCACTTGGAACGCCAAGACCGGGAACATTGTTGGAGGCCATCAAAGGCTAAAGTGCTATTCAGCACTTCAAAAAGAAGAGGTCGAGGTTTGGGCGGTTTGGCTAGATGAGGCGCAAGAAAAAGCGGCCAATATCGCCCTAAACAAATTGAGCGGAGAATTTGATTTGCCAGCCCTCAAAGACTTAATCGAAGAACTCGATACAGGCGAAATCGACTTGGATATCACAGGCTTTGGGGCTGATGAGCTTTGCGAACTCATGGAGCAGACAAAACCAGACGAAAAAGAGGGCGGGGACAGCGGAGAAAAATGCGAGGCTTGCGGGCGACCGCTATGATAAATGATAAGGCAAACAGAGCTTGTGGAAAAGTGGGGAATGTCGAAAGGCCAAATCTCAAAGATGGTGGCGAGGGGGATGCCATTGACCTCGGAGGCCGATGCGATGAGGTGGAGGATGGAAAACCAACAAGCCATCGCAAGAACCCCACCCCCGCTAAAACCAGAATCAGAAGAACCAGAATCTCAAAATATCTCTGATGAGGACTTGTCCGCTCTTAATACGCTCGGAAGGCTCCTTCGGGCGCAACGGATGGAGGTTGCGGCATTTAGGCTTATGGTGCGAGCGGCGAAAGAATCAAACCCGATTGCTACCAGAGCCGCCATTCATGCTTACGAGCGAGCGCAAAAAGTTGTTAGGCAAGCCGAGATAGACCACAATGAGGAACAAGCTCATCTTCGACAAACACTTTCGACTGACGAAGTTCAAGAAACTTTCACGAAATACCTTGGCGGGATTCGTGCATTATTGGATGCAATGCCATCATCAATCTGTTCAAGGGCAAATCCAAGCGACCCGGAGTGTGCCAAGCAAGCCATCGAGGACGGAGTGAATCAAATCTTCTTGGCAATTCAAAAAGCAGAAGGGGCTTTCAAATGAATCTAACGCCAAAGGAGGCCAGAATTCTTTTAATTCTTCTCGAAAGCAAGACTGCATATGAAGGATTGAAAGAGGCCATTGGCGCAATTTATGGACACGAAAGCGACAAAAAAATAACCTTGCCTAGAACCATAAAAAGAAAAATCAAAAATCTTTATATGTCTCAATTCAAATGAATGATCCCCTTGTGATTTTTCTTGGCTTCTTTGCGTTGTGTTGTGTAATTCTTTCTTTAAGCGAATGAAACGCTCCCCACTTAAAAGAAAAACCCCATTGAAAAGGGGCGGAAGGCTTCGGCCTGTTTCAAAGAAAAGAGCAAGGGAGAATCGTGCCTATACTTGGCTTCGGGAATGGTATTTAGAACAGAACCCGGCTTGCGAAATCTGCGGAAAGAAAGCAACCCAGATTCACCATAAGCGAGGGCGATTCGGGGCAAGGCTAAATGAAAAGGAATATTTTATGTCAATCTGTATGGCTTGCCATGATTGGATTCATAAAAACCCAATGGAAGCCTACGCCAAGGGCTATATGCTTTTAAGATGAATGAAAACAGAGGAACGAATCAAATCCTTGTTTATACCAAGGAAAAAACTTTCCATTCCAGAATGGTGTGAGGCCAATCTAACCCTATCGGCTAGGGTCACAAACATACCCGGCCCATATTCAACTGCGCTTACGCCCTATGTAAAGGAACCGTTAGAGGCTTTTGGGAATGATTCAATCCGCAGGGTTACTTTGGTTTGGGGAGCTCAAACATCCAAGACAACCACGATCCTTGCTGGGTTAGCGTATAGGCTTGCGGAGCGGCCTTGCCCTTCTTTGTGGGTTATGCCTAGCGAGCAACTAGCAAGGAGCTTTAGCGAAACCCGCTGGCTTCCGATGGTGGATGACTGCCCATCTCTAGCAAAAGAACGCCCGATTGATACCGACAAAATCAAAATTCTAGAGCAACACTTCCAGAAAATGTCGTTATGGTTTGTCGGGTCGAATAGCCCTGCCAATCTTTCCAGTCGATCAGTATCTTTGTTAATGCTCGATGAGGTGGACAAGTTTTCCGATGGCTCCTCATCAAAAGAAGCCGGGGCATTGCAGTTGGCAGAGGCCAGAGTTGCGACCTATCCAAACCACCTAATCATCTCAACCAGCACCCCCACAACCGCAGACTCAATTATATGGGCGGAATGGCTAAAGGGGGATATGCGGTTCTATTTTGTTCCCTGCCCCCATTGCGGACACAAGCAGAAGCTACTTTGGGAACAGGTCAAATGGGACAAGGCCGCAAAACTAAGCGACACAGAATGGGATTTTGGGCTGATAAAATCATCAGCCTTTTATGAGTGCGTAGAGTGCAAGGGACAGATTCGAGACGGACAAAAGACAAAGATGCTTCGGGATGGGGAATGGATTGCCACAAACCCCAAAGGGGAGCCGGGGCGCAGAAGCTACCACCTAAACGGACTATATGCGCCTTGGGTTACTTTCGGCTCCTTGGCGGTCAAATGGCTACAAGACAAAAATGGAATCTTGGGCTTGCAGGATTTTGTAAACCGCATCTTGGCCGAGCCTTGGTTGGAGCATGAAACAGAGCGTGTAGAGATAAAGCCCGGAGCCTACAAGATGGGAGAGATTCGCATGGGCGAGTTCCCTGTAATGTCTTGCGACATCCAAGAGGCAGGGGGCTTCCACGCTTGGGCTATTATTAGGGCTTGGGATACAGAAGGAAAATCTAGGCTTGTATGGGCGGGAAGGCTTGAAACTTGGGGCGACATCCAAGCGAAGGCCGAGGAGTTTTCAGTTAAATCCGCCGCCGTCTTTTGCGATTCGGGGGATCAGACTAGGGATGTTTATTTGAATTGTTGTAAGAACGGCTGGATTGCGCTTGTTGGCTCCGACAAGACCAGCTTCTCGGAGATTGTGGGTAATGCCAAGGTTCAACGCCCCTACGCCAGAATTGCCAATGGCGATCCCTTTAGTGGCAAGCAAACCCTTTCGAGAGAGGGGTGGAAATGGAAACTCTGCCCTGTTTGGCGATGGTCAAACCCATCAATAAAAGACATCCTTTCTAGCTTCTTAAAAACCGATGGCTGGGTAGCTCAAGATACCCCCCTTGTGTATTTTGAGCATTTGAACTCCGAAGCAAAGGTCAAGATCAAGAACCCCCTCACAGGCAGGGAGCGCATGGTTTGGAAGCAAGTCGGCAAAAACAATCACTTAATGGATGCAGAGTGCATGAACATCGTGGGGGCGGCTTTGCATGGCAAATTAAAGGTCACAGCTAGTGATCTTAACCAAGAGGAAATCGTTGAGTAATTTTGACATAAGTGGGGATTTTTATGGCTAGGGGTTCATTTGTCGGGCTTCCCATAGCTACCCTAACGAGTCTCCGCACAAAGTATCTTGAGTGCCTAGAAGCGATTGCGGTAGCCGGAGCGTCTTATTCAATCGGGGGAAGGTCTTTTAGCCGAGCCAATCTTGGGGAAGTCAAGGACACGATTGAGGAATTGACTTATGCCATTAAACTGGCAGATGGTTCTAGGGTGCTGACAACCTACGCAAAATTCGGGCCATGAAGAAAAAGGCCGAACTGAATCTGATCGACAAGGCCATAGCCTTCGTCAATCCGCAAGGTGCGGTGGATCGCCTTCTTGCCCGACAGAAGCTCAAGAACTTTGAATATGATGCGGTAAAATATAGCCGGGAACGCAAGGGGCCAAGCTCACTTTCTGGGGCTGAAGATTATCGCTCCAACTATGATCGTGTAGAGTTGATGAAGCGGGCGAGGGACTTGGCCGAAAATGTCGGCTTGGTTCGCTCAATCCTTTTGAAGTTTGCAGGTCATGTTGCGGGAACAATCAGCTACCAAGCGAGAACGCAGAATCCCCAAGTAAACACCGATGTCGAAGCCTACTGGAACGAATGGTGGGACAAGTGCGACATATCCACAAGGCATACAGGTTCGACCCTTATGCAAGTGGCGGTCATGTCGATGTTGCGGGATGGTGACTTCCTTTTTGTTTTGGTTCGTGATTCCAATGGAGACCTAAAAATTCAAGGCATTGAGGCCGACCGACTCGGTGACCCTTTTAAAGTTTATACCAGCCTAGAGCTTATCGGCGGAATCCATATCGATCGCAACACAGGTGCACCCACGGCTTACGATATTTACAACCGAAGCATCGGGGATTTTTATAGCTACCAAATCACCATTCCCTCAAGCCAAGCCTTCCACCTTTTTGACCCGCTACGCATCGACCAGTATCGTGGCGTTTCGGCCTTTCATACGGCCATCAATGACGCAACCGACATTCACGAACTTACCAGCTTTGAAAAGATGGCGGCCAAGGTTGCAAGCTCCCAAAGTGGAATCGTAAAGCGCAACAACAACAATGCCGCCGACCTTTCCACACTTTCAACCGAAGAGGACATCAGCGGGAATCAGATCAAGCTAGAAACGATTGAGTCGGGAAAAATTTCCTACCTAGAGCCGGGTGAGGATATAATTTTCCCCAACGGCCCAAGTCGCCCTAGCGGAGCGTTCATCGAGTTTCACAAAGTTCTAATGCGGAATATCTGTCTTGGACTTGGTATCCCATATTCCTTTGCGGTTGATCCTTCCGCCATGTCTGGCCCGACCGCTCGCCTAGAAATGCAACAAGCGGGGCGCACCTTCAAGCGGTACCAGAATCTTTTAAATGATAAGGTGCTTCGCCCCATCAAGAACATCGTAATTGCAGACGCAGTTGCTAGGGGATTGATCCAAACGAGCGAGGGCGGAAAAACTACTAGGGGCATTTTCAATTTCGGGGCGAATGTTTCAATCGACCTTGGGCGGGAATCGGCAAGTGCAATCGCAGAGTTTAAGAGCGGACTTCGCACAGGCTCCGACATTTATGCAGAGCGTGGTTCAGATTGGGAGGCTTCGATGCGTCAAAGGGCAATCGAGGCAAAAGCAATTCAAGACTTGGCGAAGGAATATGGAGTCCCGCCAGAAACAATCAGCGATGTTGTCCCGCCAGAAAAACCAGCCCCAGCCGCCCCAGCACCAAAGCCACAACTAGCACCGAAACCCGATGAGGACGAACAAGACGATGGCGAGGAACCAGAGAATGCACCCGAACCAGATGAACCGATTGAGCCTTCTTCGGAAAATTTAGAAGTTAAAAAAAAAGATACTGAAGAGGTATTAGCAAAGCTAGACCCCGCATCTATTAAGATGCTGATTCAAGGGATGATGGGCGGTATCGAGCTAGGGAAATACGATGGGATAGACTTCACGCCCCCACAAGGAGCTAGGGATGCGGCTAAGAGAGCTTTGGATGTTAGGGAAGGCAAGCCAGCAAGCCAAAGGGGAATGACCCCGGTCGGCATCTCCAGAGCAAGGGATTTGATGAATGGTGTGAACCTCTCCCCAGATACCGTCCGCAGAATGAAAGCCTTCTTTGATCGCCATGAAGTCGACAAGAAAGGTGCAACTTGGGACGAACAGGGCAAGGGATGGCAAGCGTGGCACGGATGGGGTGGTGATGCTGGCTTTTCTTGGGCAAGGAAAGTAGTTGGGCAGATGGAAGAAAGGGACAAAAAAGAACTAGCAGAACCAGCCTCTTGCCCAATCGCAACTCAAGACATCAAAACCAATCTAGCCAATAGGAAGACAGCGGTTGATGATGCGAACTACGGCCCAGCCAACCCTAATGAACCTAATGAGGATTATTGGAAAGCCAAGGCAGACGAGTTCCAAGGCGATGTAGCCACGGCCAAAAAGATGCTTTGCGGTAATTGTGCGGCCTTCGACCAAAGGACTAAAGTTCTTGGGTGTATTAAGAAGGGCATCGGCGAGGATGCAAATGAAGTCGCTATTGGTGGCAATCTAGGTTACTGCGAGATTTTTGATTTTAAATGTGCGGCCAAAAGAACTTGTGACGCTTGGATTGTGGGTGGCCCAATGACTGATGAGAAGGCAAAGGAACTAGCCCGACCCGGCCCCAAGTCTGCGGCACAAACTCCCGCACCTCCCAAGGAGCGAATCAAAGGCTCCAAGGAGAACCCAGAAGGAACAGCATCCACCAGAAGCAAAGCTGGCGACATAGAGATTTCAGCCGAGAACGAGGAGGCATTGAAGAGCAAGATTGACGAGTTCAAGGACAAGCACCCCTCAAGGAAAGCCCCTAGCCTTGGAGCATTAAAAAAAGTGTTTCGCAGGGGGGCGGGTGCGTTCTCCACTAGCTTTAGGCCAACGATTACCGGGGGTAAGCCCAACTCACGCAACGCTTGGGCGATGGCTAGGGTGAACAAGTTTCTAAAGATGGCTGGCGGTGGAGAGGTCAAAGAATCCTATCGCAAGGCAGACGGAGACCTTCTTTGACATAAAAAAATATTCTATGCCCCTACCTACCCCCAGAGGAGACGAGTCGGAACAAGATTTTGTTGGAAGGTTTATGGCTAACGAACAAGCCATCAGCGATTTTCCGGATGAAAAACAGAGAGCGGCGGTTGCTTATAGCACCTATCGTGACGAAGATGCAGAGATGGAGGAGTTAGAGTTGGGCGGGGTCTCAATCCTTGAGGTAGGCGAAGCAAAGGGGCATGATCTGTTTGTAGATAGAAAAAGCCTAGAAGCCGCCCTCGAAATTATGAAGTCTGCAAAGAATGGCGTTAAGGTAAAGATGAACCACGGCTCTGGGCTGGACGCAGTAGTGGCGTTTGCACGCAATCCTCGGATCGAAGGCGACAAGCTGGTTGCCGACCTTCGCCTTCTCCGCAACTCCCCGCACTACGGCCTCATCAAAGAGATGGCCGCAGAAGCTCCCGACCAGTTTGGCGTTTCCTTGGCTTTCGTGAATGAGTCCGAGACCATCAATGGCAAGGACTATATCCGACCCCAATCCATCGCTTCCGCCGACCTAGTAAGTAGCCCTGCGGCAACGAACGGACTTTTTGAGGAGATGGTTAAGTTCATGCAGAAATTTGCCGAGACCCAGACCAAATGCTCTGGAGAAACAATCAAAATGGGATATATGGTTGGCGGCAAGCCGATTCCCACCGATCTGCCCGAAGCCCAAGTTGAGGGCGAGGGTTTGACAAAAGGAGAAAACACAATGGAAAACAAAGATTACGGTAAGGAAGTGGAAGATATCAAGGTGCGCCTCGCCAAACTGGAAGAGGCCATGTCTCCCAAAGAAGAGGAAAAAAAGCCTGAAGCTCCTGAAATCGAAGTGAAGGTTGAGCCTTCCGAGAGTGAAGAGGAAATGGGCAAGGGCAAAGTCAAGACCGAGGAGATGAGCGAAGTGGTGAAGAAAGTTCTCACCGAGTTCGGCATCAAGCCTGTTCCGGCTTCCCCGGTGATCGAAGAGGCTCCCAAGAAGGATGAGCCGAAAAATTTTGAGGCTCTTGTGGCGGCTCATGCCGATTACGGAACTTCAAAGCTGAAGGCCATGAAAGCCGTCATGCTCTCCAACCCAAAAGAATATGCCGAGGCTCTTGGCCGTGGCATTAGCAAAATCTAACAAAGGATAAAATAGAATGAGCACCAATATTGATAATAATTTTCGGACGTTCAGCACATCGTCCGCTATCTCGGCTTATCGCCTTGTTCAGCCCTCCACGGTGACGGCTGGCGGGGTTGATGTGGCTGTAACCGGGGCGACCAAGGCCATCGGAGCCACCATTGATGACGGAGCGGCTGGCGGTTATGTGACCGTGAAGTTGTTTCACCCCACCTTCTTCGCAGTCGTCTCGGGCGTTGCGGCAGTTGGTGATGTTTTGAAATTCGATGCGGCTGGTCAAGTGACCACGCTGGCGGCTAATCTGGTTACGGCTGGTGTCGCTCTCGAAGCGGCCACCGCCACCTCGGCTGTCATCGAAATCGCCGTTCCGATGTTCTAAGGATTAACCCAAACAAAGAAAGAATAAGAAAATGAGCTATATCTCTGGTGGAACAACGATTCGGGCAGACATCAACCAAGCGTTGGTGGAAGCCCCCAATGGCGATACCGGGCTGATCGGTGCGGAAATTTTCCCACTTCTGCCTGTTCCCGCCAAAAGCGGTCAGTATCTCAAGGTTCAGTTGGCACAGGCCGACCTCCTCAACAACGACTCCAAGGCTCGTGACGCTGGTTCGGGCTATGCTCGCGCCATCCGTGCCTTCGGGACGGACACCTATGACACCGTTGAATTCGGGTTGGAAGAACTAATTGACGATGCGTTTCGCGCTGATGCGGATCGCTTCTTTGATCTTGAGGCTTCCTCGGCTCGCTTCCTCCTCCGCCAAATCAAGCTCGGCCATGAGAAGCGTGTGAACGACATCGTTAATGCTGGCACTACCCCCTTCACCACCTCCGACCAATCCGCCATCTCCGCATATACCAATGCGAACCTTGGCAATATTGATGTGGCTGGCGATGTGGCGAATGCCCGCACCGAACTCAACAAGTTAGGGTATGAGGCCAATACGGTTATCATGTCCGCCCCTGTGTTCGAGCGTATCCGCCGGACTACCAAGCTCCAGAATCAGTTCTTCGGGGTTATCTCCGATACTGGCGGTCGCTTGCTCTCCGAGGCTGAAATCGCGGCGGCTCTTGGCGTTCAGAAGGTTCTCGTTGGTCGCGCGGCGATCAACTCGGCCAACAAGAACAAAGCCTACTCTGGTGGGTTTGTGTTCTCCAACAGCTACATCACCGTTGCCAATGTGCAGAGCGGCCAGTTCACCGCTGGTGGAATCGGGCGCACCTTGGTCTGGTCGGTTGATGCCCCCGGAGGCTTCGTCTCCGAGAGCTATCGTGATGAGGCTCGCCGGAGCAATGTGCTTCGGGTTCGCATGAACACGGCTGAGAAGCTGATTGATGCGAATGCGGGTGTGCGTATCACCACCAGCTTCGCCTAAAGAATAGATTGTGTGGTTCCTTGGAGGGGCTAGAGCCTAAAAAACTCTAGCCCCTCTTTCTTTTATGAATTGACATAAATCCCCTCTTGAAATCCTTTATGAGAAATCCTCTGTCTGTTTACCTTATTTGTGGCGGCAATGAAGCCGAATATCTCGAAAGATGCCTTAGCTCCTTCAAGCCCATTGCGAAGGAGTTTGTTGTTTGCTTGGCTGGGGGGAGCAATCCGACAACCGAAGAGGAGAAAGTTGCACTGGCTCACGGTGCTAGAGTTGTTCATTATAAGAATCAAAGAACGGACTGGCCTCATATAGATGACTTTGCCGCCGCAAGGAACACGGCCTTGGATGCTTGTTCCGAGAAGTGGGCAATGTGGGTGGATGCCGATGATGAGATGCAACCGGGGGCAGAGGCGGTTATTGATGAAGCTATAACTAAGGCAGAGGAAAGGGGCGCACAGCTTATCGCATTTAGGTATTTCGTGGCTAACGCTGGTTTGATCCCACTAAGGGAGATGGTTTCCTTAAGGGGAAAATGCAAGTGGAAGAATCGGGTTCACGAAATGCTTGTGGCTGAGGATCAGTCAAAGATTTTTGGCATAGATAAGGTGGTTAGGGTTCACAATCCTAAGGGATACAAAAAGACTTCGGCAGATAGAAATTTTGCAATTCTTAAAGACACCCTAGAGCCAACCCCAAACGCTCTTTACTATACCCAACAAGAGCATTTTTTAACCCAGAATTGGGCGGACTGCTTAAAGTATGGCAAGTTGGCAATTCAATTTCCAGAGCTAGAGGACACGCTTCGATATGATGTTCTTTGCAACATGGGAAGATGCGCCCCCACAGGCGAGGAGAAGCTAAAATATCTTGGGGAGGCTATTGCTATTCAGCCGGATCGAAGGGAAGCCCACTATTGGATGGCGGTTGAATATTCTGCAAGGGGGCAATGGGTAAAGGCATGGGGAGCGGCAAGAGCGGCGATGAGTTTACCAAGGCCAACTGCCCATTACTGGAATTTAGTCGAAGCTATTTATCAATGGCAATCTTTGGACATTTATGAAACTGCCTCTGTTTGTGTAAGTAAAAAAGAGGAGGCCGAAAAGATTAAGAAGTCAAGACCAGCCCCTAAAATCTCAATCATTCACGCAACCAAAGGAAGGCCGCAGATCGCTTGGCAAAGGAGGCAACAATGGCTGATGCTGGCAAAAAACCCTCTTGAGATTGAGTGGATTTTTGTTGTCGATCACGATGACCCACAAGATTACACCCCCCATCAAGCCATCCGATGCAATCCCGGCGGAATCGTGAATGCTTGGAACTATGGAGCAAAACAAGCCAAGGGGGATATCTTGGTTCAAATGTCGGATGACTGGAGCCCGCCGAGGCATTGGGATACCCTAATTTCGACCGCTATGGGGGCTACAAATGAAGAGAAAGTTCTGGCAATATCTGATGGGCTTAGAACCGATAAACTCCTTTGTATGGCGATTATGACGCAAAAGAGGCTTGAGAAGCAGGGGGGCCATATGTTCGACCCCGATTACCAAGAGAGTGACGGCATCTATTCAGACAATGAATTTACAGAAAGAGCTTATGGTGATAGAGTTGTGATTGATGCCAAGCATATTCAATTCAAACACGAAAACCCTCTCTTTACAGGCGGAAAGCCGGATGATCTAATTAAGCACCACAACAAGCCAGAATTTTATGAGAAAGGAAAAGCCATCTATGAAAAAAGAAAAGCCGCAAATTGGAATTAGGTCAGCCAAAAAAGGCGAAGATGCCAAGGGTATTGGTATGATTAAATTTGGAAAATCGCGCCCAGACAAAACAAAATATGTGCTTGTTGATATTGAGTATGATGAAAAGGCGGGGAAAGAGCTCTATGAAATTGGAATGGAATTGCTTGCCAAAGACAAAGAGGCAGTCATCAACTATGTGATTGTTGAGGCCATCAAAAATTCAGTAAAATCAAAATGCAAGAAATAACCCTTCAAGACCCATTCGGCCAAGCCCTAGCAAAATACAGCGAGAGGCTTTCCCTTGGGGTTGAGATAGGTGGCGGAACCGGGGACGGCTCCACGCAATGCATCAAGACAAGGGAATTATTCAGCTTTGAGATTCATCCAGACCGCATAGGCCGACACAAATATAACCTTGACTCAAGACAGGGCGGAATGGCAATCAACTGGCTTTCCAGCAATCCGATGATGTGGATGAGCCTAAAGGATGTTGAAGATTTTTATAGGACAACCAGAACTAACCTAAATCAATATTGCCTAGAAGAAATTACGGAATGGCACAAAGAAGATTTTAGGGTTTCTAAAAATTATACTTGGGGGCATCCATCCATTAAAGATGAGGCCGACTTTCTACTATTAGATGGAGGGGCATTTTCTGGGCGAGCTGATTTTATGGCTTGGTTCCCCAAGGTTAAAGAGGGCGGCATCATCGCTCTAGACGATACAAACGACATTAAGAATTACGGAAATTATCAATGGCTAAAAACAGCGGGGCATGATCTTTTATGGGAGGAGCAGTCTTGGAGGAATGGAAGTGCCATCTTTAGGAAATGATCGAGCATATTTATGAAGGGGAATGCTTCGAGGAAAATTGGTTTACCGATTCCTATGTCTATAAGACCATGGTTCAAAATTGCAGGAACAATGGAGCCATCGTTGAGCTTGGGGCTTGGAAAGGTAGAAGTTCAGCCTTCCTAGTTGTAGAGGCAAAAAACAAAAGCAAAGACATCCAAGTTCATATTGTGGACACTTGGAAAGGATCACAAGAGCATACGGAAAGCATGACGGATGGCTTGTATGAAAAGTTTATTTCAAACATGGCTCCCCTCAATGGCCTTTATCATGCCCACAGAATGACAACCAACGAGGCATCAAAATTGTTTGAAGATGGCTCCTTGGATGGTGTTTTTATAGATGCCGATCATTCTTATGAGGCAGTAAAGCAAGACATTCAAAACTGGCTACCCAAAATTAGGGTTGGCGGGATATTGGCTGGGCATGATTATAACTCAACATTCCAAGAGGTAATGAAAGCTGTGAATGAGCTTTTGCATGGGTTTGGGCTTTATGGTCAATGCTGGATAAAAGTATGTTGACCATCTTCACCATCGTCTTAAATGGCGAGCCATTCATAAGCAAAAAGCTAGAAATTTATCAAAAGCTAACTATCCCTTGGCAATGGAGGATTGTGGAGGGAGTAAGCAACCCGATCAACTGCACAAGATGGTGCAAGCAAGTTCCCGACAAATGGCACAAGGAATTTCTATCCATAGACGGAACGCATGAATATCTGCAAAACCTAAAGCACGATAAGGTTAAAATCTATTCTCAAAACAAGCCCTTCAATGGGAAGATCGAGATGGTAAACAATGCTCTTAATGGAGTGGATTGCGGGGTGGTTATGGAGCAAGACGCTGACGAATTTTGGACAGAAAAACAGATGGAAGATGTTTACAGGCTTTTGATTGACCGAACACCCGGAACCACGGCACAATTTTTTTGCCACTATCATATAGGAAAAAAGGTTGTGGTTTCACGCTCTGGCCTTGGGGCTTATCCTTACGAATGGTATAGGGCATGGAAATGGGGGGAAGGCATTGAGTTTACCAGCCATGAGCCGCCCATTTTAAATCATCAGCCAATCAGAATCCCAAGGGGAATCACAGAGGAGATGGGGCTAGTGTTTGACCACTTTGCCTATTCGACAAAAAGCCAAGTTGAATTTAAAGAAGATTTTTATGGCTATGCAGGGCTTTTAAAATCTTGGGAGGAATTACAAAAGACCCATGGCCCTGTTAGGATCAATAGATATTTTGCCCATGTCCAAGACAGGAGCGTTGTTGATGATGCAACCTAAAGTTATAAAATACCAACAAAGGCTTGGGGATGTTCTTCAATGCCTCCCCGCCTGTAAATATCTAGCCGACCAAGGGCATGAGGTTTTATTCGATTGCTTCGAACAATATCATGGCGTGTTTGATTTGGTGTCCTATGCGAAGCCAATGGGTGCAATCCCATTCAATGCAGATATTATTGATCTTGAGGTATGGCCTAATAAATATATTGATTACAGAAAGAGCAGAAAGACTTGGACTGATTTTGTTTATTCAGACCCAAGGATCAAAGACGCAGACAAAACAAACATTATTCTGGACAGGCTTGGGGAAGAAAAAGCGGAAGGACTTCCAGAAAAGTATCATCTGATTGCCCCTTTTGGAATTTCTCAAAACACACAGCATAGCCCACTTAAAATCATTCAAGAGGCGGCAAAGGAATTGGGTAAAGATAATATCATTGTTCTTTGTCCAAGAGATATCCGCATTGAGGGGCTTGCTACCTATACGGCTCCAAGCGTTGAACAAATGGCTAAGGCTATAAGGGACGCAGACCAATTCTGGGCGATTAACTCATCTCCTATCATTTTGGCCTCTACGGTAAGGCGGGGAAAGGAAAGCAAATTTTGGGGGCAAAAAGGAGAGTTTGAATCAGACAATGTTCCATTGTTTGAGGGGCTTATAAGGATAGATTGACATAAGAGGTGGTTTTGTGGGCGGGGCTATTTCTACTTCCTATTTTGGCAACGACTTGTCTTATGTCATTAACGACCTTTGGACAAGCGTGACAGGGCTTGCCACAAACGCTGTATCTGCCTCTGTCACAGACTTGGCGACTTCATCGGAGTTGGATGTAGGAGGCGAGGTTTTTAGGATCACACAAAGTCTAGTGGTTTGCGCCGGAGTAATTTCAGCCCCATCAATCGGCGGCTTGGTCACTCTAGGTGGCAATGAGAGGATGATTGCGGGCTTTAGCCTGTCTCCAGATGGCATTTCCTACACAATCGATCTTGCCGACATAACCACCTAAAGCGATGGCCTCAATTGAAAGAGAGGTCGAAAATGGGCTTCTTAATGCCGTTTCTGGCATAACTGGCGTTAATCCATACACAAGCGAACGAGGATCGCCAAGAACGCTCCCAAGCCTAGTTGCCCAAGCCCAGATAGGGTCAGAACTTCTGGGGCCGTTTACAGGGGTTTTTAGCGTCCCTGCGACCATTACCTACACGGCGAGGGCTGATGGCAACACAAAGCAACTATTCGATCAAAAATTCCAAAGCATAATGGCAGAGCTTTACAGAGACCCAGACTTAGCTTCCTACATGACCAATGTGACCAGTTGCAAAATCTTTGTTGCCAAAGTCACCGGGGAAAGCCCCCAAGTGATAGCAACAAATAGGACTTGGGCCAAAACCATTACGCTAGACATAAACGCCACCTATAAGCAATGAATCAATCCACCCCATTTGAGGTTGAAGATGCGTTGGCAAGGCTTATTGAGGACTATTCTGGCCTCAATGCCTATACAACGAATAGGACAGGCAAAAGGCTATTCCCTTATGTGACTATTTCGGCAACTATCAATGGACAGCTTTTGGGAAACTATACAGGGCTATATGACCTAACCGTGGCGGTCAATTATAGCGATACGGCATCCAAGACCACCCAAGAAAATTTTGATTCTGAATACTGCCAAATCTTTGAGTCTCTATACGAGGAAACCCCAACCCTAGCCGCCAAGATTCAAAATAGAATCATCAACACAAAGGTATATATGGCTAGGATAACGAGCCAAGCCCCAACCATAAGAACAGACAAAAGGGCTTGGCAGAGGGGATTGACTCTCAATATCTTTGCAACCCCGCAAGAGGACGAAGATGGCCTGAGAAACTATGACTTTAGCGACCAGCTTAATAGTTTTTACATTGCCACAATTTAACAAAGGAACCTAGAAAATGGCTCTTCCAATTTTAGACGGCAACCAGTCAGCAACCACCCTCTCAACCATTGTGACGGGGGGGCAACATATTCCAGCCCATACAGTTGTGTCTTTGGGTTCCCAAGCCATCACAGATATGCGGAGTGCAGTTAGCGGGAGCGTTGTTTCAATCTCTAACTTCCCCAACTCCCAATCTACCACTTTCGGGGCAGTTACTGGAAGCGTGTCAGTTCTAAATTTCCCCACCTCTCAGGCAGTAACCTTTGGGGCTACAACTGGGAATGTCTCAATTCTTAATTTCCCAGCTTCGCAGGCCGTTACATTTTCAAACCTAGCCCTCACCGATACGCAGCTCCGAGCAAGCGCGGTGACGATTGGCGGGACGGTCACGGCAAATCTTGCAAATGTTGTAACAACTGATTTATATTCGATTTCAAGTGCAGTTAAAGTAACAGGGGCGGATGGAAAAGGGCTTATACTTGGCGGGTTAAGCATTTCAGGATTCCCCGAAAATGTTTATGAGGGAGGGGCAATCCCTGTTCGTGGGTTAGACGAAATGGATGTCCCCATCTCCGGCACGGTCACGGCGAATGTATTGGCAGGTCAATACACAACCATCACATCTGGCTCAGTGACAGTTGGTTCAAATTCTGGCTTAATAGACATTTCCTCGTATCCAAACGGCGCAGTATTTTCTGTTGAAGCTCAACCAACTGGAGGAGCAAACGGCGTATATAAAATTCAACATATAAATGAATTTGGTTTTGGTGCAACCGATATTTCCGTAACAAATATTTTTACGCAAACATCTGCAATAAACATTTCTGCTGTTGGCACTTATTCTTTTAGAAAGAATCAATTTGTTACACATCTTAGATTTACTTATGTAAGTGGCACTGGAAGTATTGCAGTATATAAAATTCGTGCATTTAGCGAATCTTATTGGAATCAAACTATTCCTGTCAGCATTTCGTCCGTCACCATCGGCAACACAGTCACCGTTGGCTCTCTCCCAGCCATCTCCGGCACGGTCACGGCAAATAATTTATCTCAAGATATTTATGACGGAGCAAATGATTGGAAGCTAACTAGGTCAGCTATACATTTAAGCGTTGGCGGGGGGGAGTGGCAAGCAGTCGGGGGTGAAGATGGAGCAGAAAACCCCATCCCCATCTCCGGCACCGTCACGGTCGGAGCCATGCCCTCCGGCGCACTGACCACCCGCTTCGGCTCCGTCACCACGGCCAACACCGCCCAGCTGACCAGTGCGGTGACTAACACTTCCCGCAAATATCTCCTAGTCCAAAACATCGCCACTAGCGCCGTGACGATCGGGATCGGCTTTGCCCCCACGACCACCCAAGGCATCCAGTTAACCGCCGGAGCGGGGCTGACCTTCGATGCGTTTTGCCCGACCGGCGGGGTATGGTGGCTGTCGTCCACCACAGGATCGAATTTCTCGATCTTGGAAGGTTAGTTTATGGGCTTCTTCGGCGGCGGCGGGAGTAGCGTGGATCTGGCCAGTCCTCCGGCCATCGGTTCCACCACGCCGAACACGGGGGAGTTTACCACGCTGTCGGCAAACAATGGAACG